AATAACCTTCCTCCTGTAGACTTTGAGTCAAATGAGGACAGCTTAGATGGATTTGATTTAGCAGAATTTAATCCTAGATAATACTATATAATATTTTTTTTATATTTTTGTAACAATAAAATTTAATCAAATGGAATTTAAATCAGTAAAGGTACTAGACTCAGGAGAGCAAAAGAGTGTTCAAGAGGTTGAGCAAGAGTTAATTGAGAGACATGAACAAGAAGTTTTTGGATCTCAAGATCAAGGAAATGTACAGGATATTGTACAATCTCAACAAGAGTTTGAGTTAAGAGAGGAAGACGTTCTTTCATATATTGGTAAAAGATATAATAAGCAGATAAACTCATTTGACGAGCTTATGTCTGAGCGTAACAGTTCAGAGGATATGCCGGAGGATGTAGCTGCTTATATGAAATATAAAAAAGAAACAGGCAGAGGATTTGAAGACTTTATTAAGTTAAGAAAAGACTTTGACGCTATGCCTGAAGAACAGCTTCTTAAGGATTATCTATTATCAACACAAGAGGGTCTTGACGCAGATGACGTTGAGATTATGTTGGATGACTATAGGTATGATGAAGACTTAGATGATGAGTCTTATATTAAGAAAGCTAAGATAGCTAGAAAGAAGGCTGTCAACGAAGCTAAAAAGTTCTTTAACAATCAGAAGGAGAAATATAATACGCCCCTTGAGTCAAGTACGGCAGGAGTTTCTCAAGAAGAGAAGGAAGAGTTTGATGCTTATCGTCAGTATATTAAACAGGCGAAGACTATTGAGGAAGAAAACAACCGTAAGCGTCAATGGTTTGACCAAAAGACAAACGAGGTTTTTGGTGGAGAGTTCAAAGGTTTTGAGTTCAATATCAATAACAAGAAGGTGGTTTTCAATCCTGGTGATGCTGCTGAATTGAAGAGAGTTCAATCAACACCTGCAAATTTTATTAGCAAATTCTTAGATGAAAGTGGGCTAATTAAAGATGCGGTAGGGTATCATAAGTCATTGGCTGTTGCGATGAACCCTGAGAGGTTTGCCAAGCATTTTTATGAGCAAGGTATAGCTGACGCAACAGATGACTTGATGCGTAAGACTAAGAACATAAATATGTCTGAGCGTAGAGCTACTGAAGCGACTAGGGGGAATGATGGGTTTCAGGTTAAAGCGGTTAATCCTGACCACGGAAAAAGTTTAAAAATCCGCAGTATAAAAAAATTATAAACAATAAAATTATTTTAAAATGGCATTATTAAGTAATCCTACGTTTGCGTTGCAACCAGCAGCAGAGCAGGTAGCACTACAAACAAATTACATCACTAACTTCAACTTCTTGAATCAGTACCTTCCTGATACTTATGAGAAAGAATTTGAGCGTTATGGTAACAGAACAATTGCATCTTTCCTACGTCTTGTAGGTGCTGAGATGCCTTCTAACTCTGACCAAGTAAAATGGGCAGAACAAGGTCGTTTGCACATTAAGTACAATAACTGTACAGTTACTTCTGCATCAACAACTACTGCTGGTTTATCAGTAGCAGCTACTCCAGTGTCTCCTACAGTTGGTGATCCTTCTTCTGTAGCTATTAGAGTTGGACAAACTGTATTTATTCAAATAGATACAAGTTCAACTCCAACTAATGTTGGTAAGTCTTACAAAGCTATCGTTACAGGTGTTACACAGACAGGTAGCTCAACTGTAGCCGGTACTTTTGCTGTTGCTTTCTATAACGATCCAGCAACTGTTACAATTGCAGCTACTGACGTTTGTACAGTGTTTATCTACGGTTCTGAATTCAAGAAAGGAACGTTTGGTATGGTTGGTTCTCTTGAGGCTGAAGATTCAATCTTCTCTAACAAGCCAATTATCCTTAAAGATAAGTACGCTGTTAACGGATCTGACATGGCTCAGATTGGTTGGGTTGAAGTAACAACTGAAAACGGTGCAACTGGATATCTTTGGTACTTGAAGTCAGAGCACGAAACACGTCTTCGTTTTGAGGACTATATTGAAACTTCAATGATTGAGACAATTCCTGCTTTCGCTGGTTCAGGTGCTGCTCTTAATACTAACTTAGGTCCTACAGGTGGATCTGAAGGTATCTTCTACGTTGTAAATTCTCGTGGTAACGTATGGGGTGGTGGTACACCAACATCTCTTGCTGATTGGGATTCAATCGTACAACGTCTTGACAAGCAAGGTGCTATCGAAGAGAACGTAGTATTCGTTAATCGTGCATTTGGTTTTGACATTGACGGTATGCTTGCAGGTCTTAACGGTGCTAGTACAGCTGCTGCTGCTACTCCTTCTTTTGGTGCATCTTACGGTCTATTTGACAATGACGTAACTATGGCTTTGAATCTTGGTTTCTCAGGTTTCAGACGTGGTTATGACTTCTACAAATCAGATTGGAAATACTTGAACGATCCTACAATGAGAGGTGGTCTTTCAACAGGTGCTGCTGCTTCAGGTACAGTAACAGGTCTTCTTGTTCCTGCTGGATCTACTTCTGTTTACGATCAGATCATGGGTAAAAACGCTAAGAGACCATTCTTACACGTTAGATACCGTGCTACTGAAGCTGAAGATCGTAGATACAAGACTTGGATCACAGGTTCTGCTGGTGGTGCTGCAACTAGCGACTTAGATGCAATGGAGGTTAACTTCCTTTCTGAGCGTTGCGTATGTACATTAGGTGCTAATAACTTCGTGTTATTCAGATACGGATCATAATCATACTTGTACTTTAGTTATAGGAGGGTGTCTTTATGGCACTCTCCTTATTAAAATAATTTAATCAAATTAAAATTTAATATCATGTCAGAAGTAAAAAAAATAGTTCCTGTAGATAAGGTTTATAAATTAAGAAATGAATCTCCATTGTCATACACATTAGCATCAAGAAACCATCCAAGGTTTCCATTGATGTGGTTTGATGAAAAGAATAATGTAAATAGAGCTTTGAGATATGCGTCAAATCAGAAGTCACCATTTGAGGATGAGCAGGACGGAAACGCTATATTAGAGCCAATTATATTTGAGGATGGAATGTTGACAGTTCCAAAAACAAATCCAGCATTACAAGCATTTTTGCATTACCATCCAATGAACGGAAGAGTATTCCATGAAGTTGATAAAGAGAAAGATGCAATAGAAGAAGTTAAAGATTTGAATATTGAGGTTGATGCTTTGATAGAGGCAAGACAGCTTACGCTTGACCAGTTAGAGATGATGACAAGGGTTATCTTTGGTAAAGATCCATCTACTATCTCAACTGCTGAATTAAAGAGAGATATATTAGTGTACGCTAGAAATGAGCCTAGAGATTTCTTGCAAGTACTAAACGATCCTGAGCTTAAGTATATATCTAAGATCAGATCATTCTTTGAAAATAGATTATTAGTATTACGCAATAACGATAAGGAGATTTGGTTTAACACATCAACAAATAAGAAGAAGATGTGTACTATACCATATGGTAACGATCCTTACGATTTTGCAGGTCAGTACTTACAAAGTGACGAAGGTCTTGACGGGTTGAAGATGCTAGAAGCATTCTTAGCTTAGTCAGTTGAAAATATTTTGATATTATGGGAAGAGGGTGTGAATATATGCCCTCTTTTTTTTATATTTGTAAAAAATAGTTAGATGATAAACTCAGTAAGAAATACGGTACTATCCGTTTTGAATAAAAACAACTATGGATATATATCTCCATCAGACTTCAACCTGTTTGCAAAGCAGGCGCAGATGGAAATTTTTGAGGAGTATTTTAGCACTTATAACAAGACTATAAACATGGAGAATGCCCGTATGTCAGGTACTGACTATGCGGACATAAAGAAGGCAGTTGCAGAGTTATTAGAGTTATTTATATCAATAGACTTTTTAGTACCAAATCCTGCCTCATCAGGGTATATAAGTAATAATTACTTTGCTCCATCTGTTATTACCGTTGGTAATGACTACTACATGATAAACAGAGTTAATTGCTATACAACAAAACTAGATAGTGGTACTAATACTGCAAATACTCCTGCATTCCAGTTGATTGACTTAGGTGCAAGTTTTGTAACGGCAGGTGTGTCAGTAGGTGATGTTGTAGTTAATACAACTAACTTTACCAATGCATTTGTTACTAGCGTATCTGCTACAGTACTTGGATTATCAAATAATATATTTACAACAATAGGTAATAGCTACGCTATATATAAAGCATCAAACGCAAGTGAGGCTGAAGCTGTATCTATGGGTAAGATAATGTTGTTAAACAACTCTTTACTAACAGCCCCATCAAATATATATCCAGCTTATACAATGTCTAATAACGGCATACTTACTGTTTATCCATCAACGATATCAGGGTATGGTGCTGTGCAAACTGTTTACTTTAGGTATCCTAAAGATCCTAAGTGGACATTTATAACGCTTACTAATGGTGAGCCTGTATTTGACCAGTCACAGCCCGACTACCAAGACTTTGAGCTTCCTTTGGAGGATGAGTATAAGTTGGTCGTAAAGATACTACAGTACTGCGGTATGTCAATCAGAGAGGGCGAGGTGGTTCAATACTCATTGGGTCAGGAGCAACAACAATCAGCAAACAGTTAAAAAATAACAAATGGGATATATATCACAGTACGAATACTATACCAATAATGGCAACAACCCTACAGATGCAAACTGGGGTTCATATCAGTATGTAAGCCTTCAAGATATTGTCACTAACTTCTTGCTTATGTACTCTGGCAACCATGCTTTGGTTAATAACCAAGAGAGGTATAAGATATTATTTCATGCTAAGAGGGCTATACAAGAGCTTAACTATGACGCATTCAAAGAGATTAAGGTGTTAGAGCTTAGTGTATGTGAGCAGCTTAGATACGTCCTACCATCTGACTTCGTTAATTGGGTTAGGATATCGCATTATAAGGATGGATGGTTAATGCCATTGACAGAGAACATACAAACGCTTTCTGCTAAGGCTTATTTACAGGATAATAACTGTAATATTCTATTTGATCAGAACGGTAATATATTGCAGCCACAGTTCTCAAACATTGACTACGATAGAATACATAAGACAAAGAAGAGTATCTACTTAAACCATGGGCATCAGTTTGATGGGCAAGAGGGTTGGAATATTGATGGGATGTGGTATTTCGAGTATGGTATCGGTGGGGCATTTGGTCTTAATACTGAGACGGCTAATCGTAATCCTACGTTTAATATTGACAAGAAGGCGGGTGTTATAAACTTTGACTCAACCATTGGCGGAACGATAATATTAGAGTATGTATCTGATGGTATGGAGAACGGTGACATCTCATCGATAAGTATAAATAAATTGTTTGAGCAGTACATCTACGCTGCTATAAAATATGAGATATTAAATAGTAAATTTGGCGTTCAGGAGTATATTGTTAGTAGAGCTAAAAAAGATAGATCAGCACTGTTAAGAAACGCTAAGATCAGAATAAGTAACATTCATCCAGGTAGACTCTTAATGAACCTAAGGGGCATGGATAAGATAATTAAGTAACATGGCAAACTTTACAAGGAACTTTATAGCGGGTAGAATGAACAAGACGTTTGACGAGCGTATTGTTCCGGATGGAGAGTACATTGATGCGATGAACATTCGTATGGGGTCTACTGAGAGGTCAGAGGCTGGTGTTATTGAGAACACTAAGGGTAACCTGCCATTGACGACATTGACGTATGTCGATGGCACTCCGTTGAGTGAAGACGCAAGGTGTATCGGTGCACTTGAAGACAGTGCAAGGGAGACTATCTATTGGTTTGTACATGACTCAAATTCACCATCATCACCTACCGGTAAGATGGACTTGATTGTATCTTACAATATATTTACAC